TGCCCCCGCCGATCATGGTGCCGAGGCCGTAGAACACCAGGTGCGGCAACGAGATGCTGCGCTTCAGTCGGCCGGTTTTCGCGGGATCAGGGCGCATGACGGCCGATTCCTTGTGTCGAGGGCGGGATGGCGCCAATCCTAATCGCAGGCCGCTGCCGCTGTCTTGGCCTGGATCAAGTCCCGGTCGAATCAGGTCGCGCTTGACACCCGTGCATCAGGGCCTTAAATCCCTCCACGCCGTCGCGCGAACGCCCTCGGGCCCGCACATCGGCTCCCCGCCTGGGGCGGAGTAGCTCAGCTGGTTAGAGCAGCGGAATCATAATCCGCGTGTCGGGGGTTCGAGTCCCTCCTCCGCTACCAATAAAAAAGCCCGTTAGGTCAATGACTTAGCGGGCTTTTGCTTGGGCTAAATGTCCGAATTTCATGTTGCATATGTCGCAAATAGGAATCGTTTAATTTCAATGAGTTGCAAGTAGTGCGAGATATTACGTGCGACATGAATGCGACATGGTGTAAACTTTCGCCATGGTCAACGAACACAATTGCGATGCGGAAGGCTACCCGCTGGACCCGGCTCACCCTTGGAATATCTCGCCCGTGGCGTGGCACAACGGGCGCGTAGATTCGTTCGCGGCGCGACGGTTGCGGGAACTTGAAACTGTTTGGCGCGCGGCCAGTCACGCCAGCGTTGCCGTTGAGGCGTGGCGGGTGTGCCGCCGTTTCGGGATTGCCGAGCCGACGTGGTTGCGGGAAGCGCGCGACATGTTCCTCGGCCTTGACCCGTATGAGTACCCGTTAAAGACGAAACGCGGTCGACTCGCTGGTGAGGCCACTATCGAACGAAAGGCTGCGGTGCACTACGCACGTTGGGACGCCGTGGCCGAGTTGCGCGAACGCCGCGAAGAACTGGCCCTTGGCGGATCGATCTACAGCGCCGCCGCGACCATGCTTCGACGGCACGGCGACCACAAGGCGACGGCGGACACTGTGAAAAAGTCCGTTCTGATCGTTGAGGGCAAGCTACGGTCGGCCAGCGCCGCCGCCGCGCACCTCCGTTAACCTTTCGGGGAAATTTCTCGTCGCGGATATCGCGGCGGTTTGATGTAAATGGTTGGGCATCGTGATCACGGTGCCCTTTTTTGATTCGTCGGCACCGTCTGGAAATGAGGTGCCAAAATGAACGAATCGGAACGGACCATCGCCTATGGCGTCGAGGAAATCGCCAAGGTTATCGAGGAACCAAACACGCGGCGCGTTAACTATATGCTCGCGCGCGGAATGGTCCCCGGTGCATCGAAAATGGGGAACCGTTGGGTTCTTTCCATCCCCGCCTTTCGGCGCGCGGTGCACGGGGAGGCCGCATGATGCAAAACGCCCGCCCCGTGCTGGGGGCGAGCGCTGCGGAAAATTCTAAGGCGTCGAAACCAAAGAAGCATACCGCAACGCCCCGGACCCCTCAAGAATTTTGGCCCCGTCTATACGGCCTGCCGCTGCGCCCGAAGTCGCGCGCCGAGGCGCAAGCCCGCGTCCGCGCCGCCCGCGCCGATCTGCGAGACGCCGAACGCATCGCCTTCCGCGTTGTCAATCGCGCGCGACTTTCAGCCATCGGCACGATGATCCAGCCGGGTTCACCTGGACCGGATCGCCACGAGTGCGAACTGGCCGCGCGGATCGTCCGTGACGCCAAGGCGCGGCTTGCGCGGGCGGAAATTCAGCTTCGCCACATGAAGCGGGAGCGCCGCCGATGACGCCGGCCCAATTCCTTCAAGCCGTGCAGCCGGGCGGGCCTTGGCTCGTGACCGCAATAGCGCCCGGTGCCGCGCCCTGCGGCACGCTCGCCAGGACGCCGGGCGACGTTGATGCGCTGACGGCGATTCACGCGGGTGCGGACCTCTATTTCAATCCCGCCCTACTGACCGGCGCGCCCGCGAACGGCAAGGCCACCAAAAGCGACGTGGCGGGCAGTTGGTGGCATTGGGCGGACCTCGACCCGCCGAAGGGTGCAGACCTCGATACATGGCGTTCCGATGCGCTCGCCCGGTTGCGGGCCGTAAACCCGACCATCATCATTGATAGCGGTCGCGGCTATTGGGGCCTGTGGCAACGGGCCACCTTTAGCGCCGATCACGCCGAAATCGAAGGCATCAACAAGGCGCTAGGCGATGCGCTTGGCGCGGATCACTGTTGGAATGTGGATCGCTTGGCGCGCCTGCCGGGAACAGTGAACACAAAGACCGGACGCACCGCCTCCGTTGTCGCCTGGACTACGGGACCGGCGACGTTGCCCGTGCCCGCCGTTGTGGCGACGGATGCGACGATACCCGCAGAATGGACCGATCAAGGCACAGACCCGGCGACCGATGATGACCTGATTACCCACGCCTTGGCCGAGGCCGTACCGCCGTTCGGCGACCGCGTGGCCTTTGCCGCGTTGTGGCACGCCGACGCGGATACGTTGGGGGCCGCATGGCCAGCACGTAACCCGGACGATCCGTTTGATCGCAGCGAGGCAGATATGTCTTTGGCGTCACGATTGATGCGGATGACCGGCGGCGACTGCGCACGAACCGAAAGGATCATGCGGCGCTCGGGGTTAGTAAGGGACAAGTGGAATCGCCCGGACTACCTACGCCGCACGATCCTTAAAACTGTGGACCCGGCGAAGCGCCGCGCCGACCAGCTGGCCGAGAACGCGCGGATCGGTGAGGAAGTTGTAGAGCCTGCCGTTCCCGCCGTGATGACGCTTGATGATATGCGGGCGCGCTTGGTGTTCATTGGATCCAGCGGTGCAGTTGTGGATAGCGCAACGCATCGGGTTCGCAAGAAGGATGCAGCTGCCGACGAATACGCCGCCAGCGTTCACAAGTACACCGACCCGGATACGGGGAAACCTAAATCAATGCCCGCCTTGAAGGCGTGGATTGCTTCTCGTGACCGCATTACAGCGGACGTTCTCGCATGGGTGCCGGGCGCTCCGCAAATCTGCCGACCGCCGGAAATCATTGATGGCGGAACAAGGGCCTTCAATACGTGGCGGGGAATCGCCCCCGTGATCGCGCCGGATGATTGGCAGGACCGGGCCACGCCGTTTGTGGAACACCTGGCCTATCTGGTCCCGGACGAATCCGAACGGCGGCGCTTTACGCAATGGGTAGCCCACATCATCCGGTTCCCCGAGACCCTTCCGCACACTGCGTACCTGATGATCGCGGAAACCACGGGCATCGGGCGTAACGCACTGGCGTCGATCCTCGTTCGCGTGTTTCGAGGATACGTCGCGGCGGGCGTCGATATCGCGGCAATTTTGGACGGCCGGTTTAATGGGCGCTTATCGCAGAAGCTGTTGGCCATCGTCGATGAAGTCCGGGAAGGACTAGGCGAGCGGCGCTATCAACGCGGTGAACGTCTTAAATCGTTGGTGACGGAAGAACACCGCCAGATCGATATCAAGTACGGCCTTCAATCGGTAGAGAAAAATTGCTGCAGATGGTTGATGTTCAGCAATTACCTGGACGCCCTACCGTTCGAAAATACCGACCGGCGCATCATCGTAATTTCCAATCCATCGGAACGACGCGAGCCGACCTATTACGCGCGGTTGTACAGTCTGATCGATGACCCGGCTTTCATCGCCAGTGTGCGGGCGTATCTCGACGCCGTGGACCTGAGCGACTTTCGACCCGGTGAACATGCTCCGATGAACGACGCCAAAACCAAGGCGCTCGTGGAAATGATGACGGACACCGACCGGGCCGTGATCGACTTCCGCGACAACTACCACGCCGACCTCACGACGCGGGACGCCATCAAGTCGTTCGCCCGGATGCACTACGGCGCGACACCGACAGAGAATCACCTGACGAAAGCGATTAAGCGGGCGGGTATGGCGAACACCGGCAAGCGCGTGACCATCGGCAACACGAAACAATCCGTGGTGATCGTGCGCGGCGCATGGACGCCGGAAATGGTCAACGACGCATCTGGCGAAGCGCTGGCTTCGGTAATTACCGGGACACCCAAGACACCCAAGACACCCGTTCTAAACAACGAGGCAAATTGAAATGTTTGTTTTGGGTAGAAGTAGGGAAGGGGTGTCCCGGGTGTCCCGGGTGTCCAGCAGGACCATCGGCGCCAGTGTGGTCAAGGGGTACGGGGCAGGGAAAAAACAAGAGCCGCCTCCGCCCTAGGACCGCTCGGGGTACTCAAATTTTCTACGCCGCACTTCCGCAAAAACGCGATTCCATAATTAGCGAGGATTTATAAAATTATGAGCAGACGTAAACCGCCCGATCTCGTCGCCCTTGAAGGTAATCCGGGAAAACGCCGCGTCCGCTCCCGAGGCGTGACGCCGACCGGCGACGCCATGCCGCCCGTGTGGCTGTCCGAGGGTGCCCGCGCCGTCTGGGATCGGATTGCCGACGCCATGCCAGACGGCACCTATCGCACGACGGACACGGAAATCCTGGTCGCGTTTTGTTGCGCCGCCGACCAACACCACAAGGCGACGATAGCCCTTGCAATCGAAGGCCCGATCTTGACCGGCCCGCGCGGACGGCAGACTCGCAATCCGTGGTGCAGCGTGCAGAAAGACGCCGCCGGGCAGATCGAGCGCCTTGGCCGTCGTCTCGGCCTCGATCCGACCTCCCGCGAACACCTTCCGCAACCCGCACCGCAACCGGCCGCATCGAAGTTCGCCGGGCTGGTCGGGATCGACCCTTCACCAACAGAGAAAGAGGAACAGCACGATGACTGAACAACACGCCGCCATCGCCAGCGACAAGCTGGCCGACGCGATGATTGCCGCCGCCGACGCGGGTGTGCCGGATGAAATTATCGGCAACGAAATCGTCAAGCTGGCGCTGACGATCATCCAGGCCGCGCAAGGCGGTCGGCGCGAAGCCGTGGCCGTCGTGTTGCGGAACATCGCCGACCATATCGAGACCAATCCCGAAGCCCCTGTAACCATCAACTGAAAGGAACCGAACCGATGACCAAACGACCCTATGACCCGGATCTGAAAACCGAGATCGGCAACCTGATCCAAGCGGCCCAGGCGTTCAAAAAGCGGCAGGTCGAGCGCGCCCGGCAACGCGAGGCCACGGCGCGGCGACTCGACGCAATCATCTTGTCGACGGACCCGTTGCCGCCGACCGCCGCGTGAAGGGACTTGTAATTCACACCAAACGTCCGTAGATTGTGGATGTTGCTATTCGGAATCGGCGGGACGCTGACCGGCTGGCGACACTCCCAACTTCGCAACCGGCGCGACGCCGGGCGTTTGGATCGTTTTCCATTCATGCCCGAGGTATGCGCTGATGCTCGAACAGACCGTTCCCCTTCAAATCAAATTCGCCCCCGGTGACGCGGGCACGCTATCCGGCTATGCCAGCGTTTTCGGCCCGCCTGCCGACCGGCACGGCGACGTGATCGCGCCCGGTGCGTTCAAGGCGTCCCTCGCGTCCGGCGACGTGCCCCTAATGTTGTGGTCGCATGACCTGAGCGAACCCATTGGCACATGGACCTCCCTTAAAGAGGACGCCAAGGGCCTGCTGGTCACGGGCCGATTGACCCTTGAGACCCGGCGCGGCGCGGAAGCCTACGCGCTACTCAAGGACGGCGCGTTGAACGGCCTTAGCATCGGGTTCCGCGTTGTGGATTTCGAGGAACTGCCCGAAGGCGGACGGCTGCTGAAAGAAATCGAATTAGCGGAAATTAGCTTGGTCACGTTGCCGAGCGCATCGCGCGCCCGCGTGACCTCGGTTAAGTCCGGCGAGATAACCCCAAGGGTTATTGAAGGAATCCTGCGGGACGCAGGGATATCGAAGCGCATGGCGGCGGGGATCGTCGCCAGTGGCTTCAAAGGCGCGACGGATACCGAGCGGGACGTTCGATCCGTGGCGGCAAAATCCATCCTCAACACCATCAACGCCGCGACCGAGCGGCTTACGAAAGGACTCTAATCATGTTTATCCGAACCCCTCTCGAAACCAAAAATGCGCCCGATGGCGGCGCGACCCTGGACGACATTTCCGCCGCTATCGAACAGCACGCGGAAGCGACGGAAAAGAAGATCGCGGAACAGGCGGGCATCATTGCCAAACAGGCCGAGAAAATCGACGGCCTGAATAACGTGGTTGTCGACCTGGAACAGAAAGCAGCCGAACGCCAGCTTGGCAACGTCGGCGGCACTGGTCGAAGCCTTGGTTTCGCGCTGGCCGCGAAGCTGGGGCAAAGCCCGGCCTTCCAGGCGGTCGCCAAGAAGGAATCGCAGCGCACATCCGTCGAAGTGAAGGCCAGCGACCTCTTGGAAACGAAAAACACGATCACCTACGACTCGGATTTCTTCGACGTGTCGGAACGCCAGCCGGGGATCGTGACCGGGCCGAAGCGCCGAACCTGGTTGCGCGAACGGTTCCGTTCGGTGCCGGTGAGTGGTGGTGACGTGGAATATCACCGGCTGCTGACTTTCACAAATGCCAGCGCGCCCCAGGGCGGCGGAAGCCCGCATGTTTTCGAAGGTGTGACCAAGCCGGAAAGTACCATGACCTTCGAGGCGAAAACGGAAAAAATCCAGACCATCGCGGCGTGGATCAAGGCGTCGAAGCAAATTCTCGGCGACCAAGCCATGTTGGGAATGACGCTCGACACCCAGCTTCGCTACGGGCTTGAACTGGCCATCGAGTCGCAGATCCTGACCGGCAGCGGTGTGGGATCCAACATGAGCGGCCTGACCACGAACGCGACCGCGTTCACGCCGACCAGCGGCGACACGCCGCTGGACTCTTTGTCCCGCGCTCAGGCCGCTATTTCGGCGGCTGAAGGTGTGGCCGATTTGGTGGTCCTGCATCCCAACGATTGGGCGTCGATCCAACGCCTCAAGGCGAGCACGGCGGGAACCTTCCTGTTGGGCAATCCGGCGGCTGGCAACGCTCCGAACGTCTGGGGCCTGCCGGTGCATTTGACGCCGGCCATGACGAGCGGGAAATTCCTGATCGCGGACACGGCCCAAGCGGCTGTGATTTTCAATCGCAGCGATGCAGTGATCGAGACGGGTTATGTAGGCGATGATTTCACGAAGAACCTCGTCACGATCTTGGCCGAGGTCCGGCTGACCATCGCCGTACAGCAGCCGACCATGCTGCGGTTCGGTTCACTCACGCTGGCATAGCCTCCCAGGCGCGACGGGTAGCACGGCCCGTCGCGCCATTCCGGTAGCGCCGCCTGTGTGTTTCCTATGCCACACGGGCGGCGCGCCGGTCCTTTCCGTCCCGGGAGATCGCCCCGCCATGCCAGTTAAATTCACAGACCAATACCGACGCCAAGTTGTGACCCGCTACGACGCGGCCCGCCGCGACGGCGTGCCCGTAGGCAAGGCCGCGCTGCTGGCCGGCGGCGGTCACTCTATTTCAGTCATAAACGACTGGCGCGCCGCGCTGGCCGAAGCCGATAGCGACGACGGCCCGCGGCAGATTGCCAAGCGTAGGCAGTGCCTCCGGTGCCGCCGGGATTTTAGGTCAACGTGGGCCGGGCATCGTGTGTGCGACAGGTGCAAGGGCGGGCACGCGCTGGACGGCTTACCGGCGGGCTTTGCGGAGACGGCGACCTTGGGCGTAGTGGATCGCTAGGTGTGGTAAGATCGCCTTTTGCAACGGGAGGTGATTATGGAAATCGAACCGAAATTTAAGATCGTCAAATATGGATCATCATCATTAGCCGGCGGGGCATTGGTGTTGAAGCCTGCTTATGGTGGGAAGTGCATTCTCGGTATCAAGGCGTCTGAATGCTTGGTGGTGTTGTCTCTTAATGGGACACGCTCCCCCGACAATTCCGTGCGCTCAACCCTGAGGGATGAAGAACTTGTGTTCGATCTATCCGAGAAATTTCGGATTACACCGTCGTCAGATTGTGCCGATTACTCTCAGTGCAGCGTGGATGATAATACACCGGTCCTGACACTCGTTCTGGGAGACGACAAAGCTTTTCTTGCTGTACCGGCAAAAACGAATGAGAGCGGCCCCAGGCTTCTTGATCTTGAGGACGGATCAATCATCAATCCGCCGAGCGGATATCTTGTCGCCGTCTCGAAATGGGACATCGGCCCCGTCGCTATCGACCGGAAGGTTACGACTGAAAAAGTCGAGCCGATGGGGGCGATTTTCACATTCCCGCAACCGAGTGTCCCCTAACGACAAACCACTATGACAAGCGGAATAAATGAGACATAATGCGACACGTCCGCATTAATTGGGAGCGCGTGTTATGGCATCTATCCGCAAACGGTCATGGACGACCAGCCGAGGCGAACAGAAAGAGGCGTGGATTGTCGATTATTTCGACCAGTCCGGTAAGCGCCGACTCAAGACGTTTCAGAAAAAGAAAGACGCAGATGCGTGGACCATCGACGCCCTGCACGAGGTAAAGCAGGGAGTCCACACAGCCGCATCGGCTTCCGTGACCGTCAAGAAGGCGGGGGAGTTGTGGTATCAGAGCGGCGAGGAAGCCGGGCTGGAATGGTCTACGCTCAAGCAGTACCGCACCCATTTGAAGTACCATATCTATCCGCGCCTAGGTGACTCGAAGCTATCTGCGCTTAGCGCCCCGTCCGTTCGGGAGTTTGAAACATGGCTACGCCAGAACGGACGCAGCGAGGCGATGGTGCGAAAGGTAGTGTCCAGCCTTGGCAGTCTCTTGGCGGACGCTCAGGATCGCGGCCTAATTTCGCGGAACGTGGTGCGGGAACGCGGCCGGCGGAAACGCAACGTCGAACGCCAGAAAGAGAAGATCACGGCGGGTAAGCATTTCCCGACCGCCGACGAAGCCAAGGCGATTTTAAACGCCGCGTCGGGATCATGGCGCGCCGTGATTATCACAGCGATTTTCACGGGGATGCGAGCGAGCGAGTTGCGCGGCCTCAATTGGGCCGATGTGGATTTTGCCGGGGGTGTGATTCATGTTCGGCAGCGTGCCAGCCTAAACAATGAGATCGGCGCGCCGAAATCCGTAGCCGGTCGGCGGTCGATCCCGATGGGCGACTACCTCGCCAACACGCTCAAGGAATGGAAATTGAAATGCCCGAAGCGGAAACAAGAGGATGGCAGTGAGTCCTTGGAACTGGTGTTCCCGAACGGCGCGGGCAATGTCGAAAATCATTCGAACGTCTACCGGCGGGGTTTCTGTGCGGCACAAATCTCGGCGGGTGTATGTGATCCGAAACTGAATGATAAAGGCGAGCCGGTCCTAGACGACAAGGGCGAGCCGGTTATGGACGCCCGCTATGGTGTTCACGCCTTCCGGCACTACGCAATTTCAACGTGGATCGATTTGGGCTATCAACCGAAACGGATTCAGGATATAGCCGGGCACGCCACGTTGACCATGACAATGGACACCTACGGCCATTTGTTCCCTGACCCGGACGGCGATGCGGAACTTGCCCGGAAGGCTGAACTACGGTTGATCGGGTGACTGCGACATGGATGCGACATATTTCTAATTAATGGCGGAAACACAAGGGTTATGACGGAATCATAATCCGCGTGTCGGGGGTTCGAGTCCCTCCTCCGCTACCAATTTTTCCATGGATACGGTCGGATCATCCGTCCCGGTCCAGGATGCATGGAGGCCGCCACATGGCCGGCAAGAAGTCCAAGGGCAAAAGCCCTCAGTTCCTGATGTTCAATGTGACCTACGGCGACGGCACGGTGACCTCGAACCGCCGGGTGTCGACGGACCTGCTCGATCAGTCCTATGGCGAC